CGAACATCGACAATTGATCGCTCATCCACCACTCCATCCGCTATGTGGCCCTGCTTGATAAGTTCGCGCAGCCACGCTGCCGCATTAGGGTCGATCTCGTTGTAATAGGCGGCGCCCATCACCACCCCATCCCATGCCCGATCAGCAGCAGTCCATAGCCCGATGCGAAGATGCCGATGACTGCGAGTGCCTCTGCGATGATGTCACGAATACGCATGTGTCTTGCTCCTTAGTGGGGGATGTGGCCGTCGGCATACCAGACGCCGCGCCATGTGTTCGGCGGGCCTTCGGGGCGGTCAACGGGCTTCTGCGGTTGCTGGTGAACCGGGCGCGCGATGACGCCCAGTTCGTTGAGGATGCGGTCGATGTCGGTCATGCCAAGCCCCAGACCTTGCGGCACGCAATTCGACGCTTGCTTGTTGCGACGGCGACTTCGGCCTCGTCTAGCGTCGGGAAGCGGACATCCCACAGGATCGTGTCGCCGTCAGCGTAGAGTTCAATTACTTCGACGTAGCCCTCAGCGTCGTTGCGGAAGGTGTGGGCGGTTGGTGCCGTGGTCATCTTAGTCATCCTTGTTTGCTAGTTCGTATCCCCACAATACAGTTACGCGCAGGCTATGCAACAGTAATTTTGCGCTTGACCTAGAAAAAATGCGGAATTAGACGTTACATCACGCAACGAAGGAGGCCGCGCAGTGGAAGCGCAGAGACTTATCCGAGAATGGGTGCGCGCCGAGGGGCGCAAGCTGTCTTGGCTGGCTGAACAGGTTCCAGTCCACGCTGGCGACCTGTCCCGCTGGCTGAACGGCAAGCAAATGCCGCGCGCCGTGTATCGCGTCCGACTGACAGACATCACGGGCATCAACGTCAAAGACGAAACCATGTGGAGAGCATAATGGACAGAGCAACAATCCTCGACACCGCCAAGCAATACGTGACAGTCGACAGGGCGGAAACTCACGGAAGCGCAGAAAGAAATTTCAGCCTCATCGCGGCCTATTGGTCAGCGCATCTTGACCTGAAAATCACCCCCGCCGACGTGGCCGTGATGATGACGCTGTTCAAGCTGGCCCGCGCCAGAGGCAACATCGCCAACCCCGAAAACTGGATCGATGGCTGCGGATACATGGCCTGCGGCGGCGAGATCGCCACGGAAGCCCACATCCCGAAGCCGACGCCCATTAAGCCCCTGCGCGAAGGGGCGCTGTGATGAAACTTCACCAACTGAAAGCCATCATCGACGGCCTTGTTGAAACCCACGGCGGCGACATGGAAGCGCAATTCAAATACCGCTTTGGTTCTGGGCGCACGTCACAGGGACCTGTCACCTCGTATCAGGTCACGCCGAAATCTGGTCTGCATTCGGGCTTTGTCCGCTTCGCCATCGACCACGCACGCGGGGAGCCTGAGTGATGGCCCGCTTCATCGGGATCGACCCAGGGAAGAACGGAGCCATTGCTGTCGTGGACGGCGACGACATGACGGTGCAGGTTTACGACATGCCGAGGACCATTGAGGAAAAGCGCGCCATCCTGACGGAGATCGGTGCCGTCCGCACGGCATGGATCGAAAAGCCGTTCTTCCCCCGCATGATCGGCATCAAGAACGCCGTCACCATCGCGCAGGCATACGGCGAGATGAAAGCCTGCCTGTTCTTCGCGGGCGTGCCGACCCACGAAGTCCCGCCCGTCGTGTGGAAAAAACACTTCGGGCTGCCCAGCGACAAAGACGCATCGCGGGCATACGCATCCAGCGTGTTCCCCGACCAAGCCCACCTGTGGGCGCGCAAGAAAGATGACGGGCGGGCCGAAGCCGCCCTGATCGCATACTTCGGATGGAGGAAGAAATGACCAAACGAGACTTCACGGGGTTTCCAGAAGACATGTATGCCGTCTCCGAGGAGCATGACCAGAACAACCGCGACTTCATCCTGTGCGCGCAGGAAAACAACATCATGGGCCTACTCTTCTGGCCAAACCATGAGGCAGCGCCGTGGCACCTTCAGGCCGTCGTGGATGAGAAATTGATTAATTTCTGGCCCCACAAGGCGAAGGCGCACGTCGCCTACGAGTCGCACGTGGCATACGACCTGCAAGCCGTCTTCGAAACCGTGCGCCGCGTGCAGGACAAAACCCTTGAAGACTTTGGTGTCGTGGAGGACATGTGATGAAAACAAAGCTGACCAACCAATCCTACCACGCCCACCCTGCCATCTCGTCGTCTGACGTGAAGGCGGTATACAAGACCTCCCTGCACCACTGGAAAAACAAGGTCCGCAAGGAGTCATCCGCCTTCGCACTCGGTTCCGCCGTCCATGCGATGGTGCTGGAGCCGGAAGAAAACCTTGTCCTGCGCGGGCCGGAAGATCGGCGCGGGAACAAGTGGAAAGAGGCCGTTTTGGAAGCCGACCTCGACGGCAAAATCCTTCTGACGGAAGGCGACTACGATCTGGCCAAGCGGATATCCGATGCGGTCAAGGCGCACCCCGTGGCGGCCATGTATCTCGCCAGCCCGTCGCTCGTCTGTGAGGCCAGCTTCTTCGCAACCGACCCCGAAACAGGCGTCAATATCAAATGCCGCCCCGACGGATATATCCAAGACGCTGGCATCGTGTTTGACATCAAGACGACCACCACAGCCAGCCCGGACGGCTTCCCGCGCGAAGTGGTCAAATACGCCTACGACGTGCAGGCCGCCTTCTACCTGCGCGCCCTTCGCGCCGCAGGATACGACGCCAACCAGTTCGTTTTCGTCTGCGTCGAGAAGGAAGCACCCCACGCCGTCGGCGTCCATCTCCTGACAGATCGCTACCTGCACAGGGCCGACGCCATCGTGACCCAGACACTCGAAAAAATCCGCAACGCCGTCGCCGTTAATGACTTCACAACGGGCTGGCCGCTGATTAACCATATCGACCTGCCGCGTTGGCAGACCGACCAGACCGAAGAAGATGTGTTCGACGAACAGATCGACTTCTGAACTACCCACCAGCCAGAGAGGAGAAGACCAATGGCTCAGAACGACGACTTCCTGAAGATTTTGGCGAAAAACGTCACCCTGCAATATCCCAAGCTGAACCAAACCTACAGGTTCAACACCGCCAAGCAGGCCAGCGAACCCTGCGCGCCCACCGCTGCCAACGCGGCGTGGTCCGTCGGCTTCGAGATGCCCAAAGAGCAAGCCCGCCCGCTCTTCGAGCAGATGAAAGCCCACTACGAAGCCTGCCGCAGCCGCAACACCAAGTTGCCGCCCTTCAAGACCGTTTTCGGCATGAAGAAGCTGAAAGACGAACACGGCAACGAGACGGGGATGGTGCAGTTCAGCGCCAAGCGGAATGGCGTCAAACGCGATGGCCAGCCCAACAAGGCACCGACCGTCATCGACGGGCAGAAGCAGCCCCTGGCCGACCTGAACTTCTGGGGCGGCTCCAAGGGCACCGTGCGGGCATGGGCCGTCGCTGTGGTCGATCCCGACGGGGCTGGCGGCATCTCCCTGCTCCTCGACGCCGTGCAAGTCACCGAAGCCCGCTACGGCGACGGTGGCATGGACGACTTCGACACCGTGGAGAGCAAGGCCGATCCCTTCGAGCAAGCCAAAGCGCCGCTGAACGAAGCCAAGCGGGCCAGCATCCAGCAGGAACTTGCGGATGACATCCCATTTTGAGTAAATGAAAAACCCCGGCAGGAGACCAGCCTGCCGGGGTTTGGAAAAGCGGAACCGAGAGGAGCCTAGTTCCGATGCCACATTATAATTGCAGCACCGCTATTTCAAGGGCAACAGCGCATGTCTGATGTCCGCTTCCTGACCGCCCCCGGCAGCTTCTTCACCCTCATTGAAAATCCGGGGCAGACTTACCCAGGCATCTCTTGGTCCGAAATCGCCAAGATGGTCGCCAACCCGCAGGCCAAGGAAAAAATCGACGCGGATTTTTTCATCCCATCCACATACCGCGAATACGACGGCAGATCGCACGAAGCCCAGCGTGAGCGCGGCGCATACCGTATGCTGGCCATCGACATCGACCGAGGCAACCCAAGCCTAGACGACGTGCTGGCCGCCGTGCAGGCAGTCTGCGGCGATGTGGCATTGCTGGCATACTCATCATCCGGCGCGTCCCACGACAATCGGAAATGGCGCGTCCTTATCCCGCTGGCAGGCATCCTGTCGGGCGAAGAATACGAAGAGGCGCAGACAGCCTTCTTTGACCTTATGCATATGCATGGCATCCACCCAGACGGTGCCCTCGCGCGCTGCGGGCAGCCGATCTACTTGCCCAACGTCCCCATCGCCAAGCGCAACCCAGACCTCACGCCCATTTTCTACCAGCATCGCGCCATACGCGGCAAAACACTCCGCATTGATGCCAGCAGCCCGATCCAGCAAGAAATGGACCGCAGGGCAGAGCAGCGCCGCCTCGCAGCCGAGCAGGCAGAACGCGCCCGCATCGAACGCGAACAGCGCCGCGCAGAAAAGCGCAAGCAATTCCCTGACCAGACAAGCCCCGTCGATGCATTCAACGCAGACCACAGCATTGAAGACCTCCTCGCGCGTTACCAATACGAGCGGCGTGGATCGTCGCCACACTATCGGTCGCGCTACCAAACTAGCCCCAGCTACGCCACCCAAGACTTCGGGACGCACTGGGTTAGCCTGTCCGGCTCAGACGCAGCCGCCAACGTCGGAAAACCCAAATCTCTAGGTGAACACTCATACTGCTGGGGCGATGCCTTCGACCTCTTCGTCCACTACGAACACGACGGAGACTTCGAAAAAGCAGTCCGCGCATACGGCACAGAGATCAGCCCCGCCAAATCAGAAATCGAAATCCCAGAGAACGGGCTGGATGACTTCGACTATATCGCGCCCATGCCCGCAGAGAGCGCGCCAGAGGCCGCCACAGCGGTGCAAGGTGATGACGACATGGACGACGCCGTGAACATGCCAGACGCGATGGCAGACGCCCCTGAAGCCGCGCCAGACTGGCCCACGCTCTACGATATGTTCGACGAGGCCAACATCGAGCCAAGGCGCTGGATATACGCCCACCACTATCTCCGATCTTTCGTGTCCGTCATGGCATCCGCTGGCGGTATCGGGAAAACATCCCTCCAGATCGTCGAAGCCCTCGCCATCGTCACGGGGCGACCTCTGTTGGGAGAGGAAGTCAAAGAGCGCACCAACGTCTGGATCGTCAACCTCGAAGACCCACTGGAAGAAATCCAACGCCGCGTGCTGGCCGCCATGCGCCACTATGGCATCAAGCCGGAAGAAGTCCGTGGCCGCCTCTTCGTGAACGCTGGCCGCGACTTCACCCTGAAATTCGGCATCCAAACCCGCGACGGCGTTCTGCCCAACACCAAGCTGGTCGAATACCTCTGCGAGAAAATCCCGCAGAAGCAAATCGGGTGCGTCTTCATTGATCCGTTCGTCGGCGCGCACTCCATCAACGAAAATGACAACATGGCAGTCAACGCCATCGTGGCCGAGATCAGGAAGGTCGCGGACGAAACCAAGAGCGCCATCGGGCTTGTCCACCACATCCGCAAAGGCAACGGAGAAGACGCATCCATAGACAGCGTGCGCGGCGCTGGGAGCCTCATCGGGGCAGCACGGGCCGCGCGCGTCATCAACCGCATGGCACCAGACGAGGCCGCACGCATCGGCATAGACGAAGCCGACGCCAAGTCGATCTTCCGTGTGGACGACGGCAAGGCCAACCTCGCGCCACCAGCCGATAAAGCCGTATATCGCAAGATGCACGGCGTTAAAATCGACAACGGGGAATGGATCGGGGTCTGCGTTCCATACGCACTGCCAGACGCCTTCGACGGGGTGAACACAAAAGACGCCATGAAGGTGCAGAGGATCGTCGCAGACGCCCACAGCAACGGAGAACCGCTGCGGGAAAGTTCACAGTCCGCAAACTGGGTCGGCCTTGCCGTCGCTGACGCACTCGGCGTCGATATTACGGACAAGAAGGGCAGGGCAAAGGTTCTGTCCATCATCAAGACGTGGATGCGGACAAACGTGCTGGCCACAGAAAAAGTCTTCGACCAGAAGAAAGGCCGCGAGGTTCCCGTCATCATCGTCGGAGAGTGGATCAGCCATGACGAGGCTTGACGCCCACCACTTCACACATGTAGTGTTGCGGCGTGTAAAATATGCCAAGAGGGGTGAACATGGACCACGATGTTGCGAAAAGCATAGAGTTCATCGACAAGATGATCGCTGATCTTTGCGCTGAAAGGGAGCGGCTTCTTCGCAAATTAAAATTAAACACAAATGACGAAAAGGCGTTCTCGTCATTGGCGCGCGGTATATTGGCAAGCGGTTTTAACAGGGTGTCTTCTCAGTCATCAAACTGGGCAGGCTCTTTTGTCCTCAACGCCATCGACAAAGATGCCGAGGGGCAAGAGGAGCGGGACATCGCCGCCGAGATGCTGCGCCGCATGGTGGCCGCCGGATACCTGAGTATCGGGTCTGAATACAGCCCCAGAAGGGGACGGAAACTGCCCGTCTACGAGGCTGGCAATGCTCTTCCCACTCACGATTTCACAGGTGGGAACAGGTGGGATGAGTGGGAGAAATCCATGCTCCCACCACCACTCCTCCCCCTTTAGGGGGAGATGGTGGTGGGGTGGATCAGTGGGCGCAGTGCTGGGTGGGAAACAGGTGGGAAAAGAGAGGGCAACAACGATGGCTCAGAGACCAACACGGCAGAAGAAGGAAGACCGCCTGACGAACCCCCGCGCGACGGCGGCGCAGATCAGGTGCGACGTGTGCCTCGGCCCGTTCGACCAGGCTGTCCGCGCTGCTGACAAGCGTTGGGGCGTGGATAGGCTCCCCGAAATCGTATCGCCGGACAGCGCGTTAAAATGGGGCAAGGCGATGGCTGGCCTGAATGACGCCATCCAATCCGAAGACCCGGACAAAGTTAAATTCTGGGTCGAGGTCTGCCTGCGCGGGCTGCAAGCAATGGACGACGAGGCGACCAAATCAGGCCAGCCAATTTCCGATCCGCAAATCTGGGAATACGAATACGAGGGCCAGCAATACGGAATTATCGAAGACGGGCGGCATTGGCCCGCAGCCTACGCCAAGCGACCCAAGCTGGTCATCTTCACCATGCGGGAAGTCGCCATAGCCCTGCACGCCCACCGCAACGGGCTGGTCGAAGCCGTCAAGCTGGCTTTCCCCGGCGCGGAAATCTCCGGCATCAAGGACAAGGGGAAGAACATGGAAGACGACATCGACTTCGACTTCGCGGTGACAGAATGACCATCATCGACATCAGCGACCGCAAGCAGGGCGAATTCTGGGCTGCACTGGCAGAGGCGGAGAAGGGGGACAGGATCGTCTACAGCGTCGGCAAAAGCTGCTCTGGGCCGCACCGCAAGGACGCAGCGCAAGCCGAGGCTCAAGCCCGCGTGTTCCTGTTCTGCAAACGCGCTGGGCCTGGACTGTTTTCGTATTTGGCGGTAAAGCGATGATGCATTATCACGGCACCCCAATAACGCCAATCTCAGCCATAATGGAACTGGCAGGGCGATGCTTCTGCGTGTCTCACGCCGCA